CCTTCAAAAGTTCGGGTATATCACCTTTAGACCGTTTAGACTTTTCGTCAAGAACCTCGATAGAGTCCATAACAGCGATGTAGATAGCTCTATCTTTGCACCATTTTTCTGTCTCGTCTATCAACCACTCTTGTGGTGTTTCTTCACTACTTTTCTCTATACTCCCAACAATAGACTTAGATTGAACAAGGTCACTGTCACTAAGACGAGTGTTGTTCTCTAAGTTAATGAGAAGTGCTTCTGCTGTTGGGGTTTTGGTGTACTTTTCGAAATAATCCTTTATCTCGTTAAATACAGTCTTCTCATCGGTCTCGGTGAAATACTCGTCCTTTACAAAGGGAAGCACCTTCCGTGAAAACGAATCACTCTGAATCAGATTCTTCAGAATCGTCTGTTCTATTCTCTGTGTTTCCATATTTGAAATATTCCTTTGCTACTTGTTCTAATTTTTCCATCACATCTGGCGTGAAGTATTTTTCGGGATTGTTGTTAATCGTCTTACCAAATTCGGTCTTACCGTTTGGAAGTTTAACTCTTGTACTTGATTTCTCAAATACTCCAAATGCAAGTGCCATGTCTAATAGACCATAGTACCTGTCCAATCCTTTGTCGTATGATAACCTTACATCAACCACTCTGTTCTCAACAGTCAATCTTGACTTTGCGTTTTTACAATGGATGATATTACCAACGATTTCTGTTCCTTCCTTCTCTTTCCTTTTAGAAAGATAGATAATTGATGATGCAGCGTACTTGAGTCCACTACCTCCACCCATTTCCTTTTGAGGGAACATAGAACCAATCACATCATATGTGTGATTTGTAACAATCATAGGAACACCGACTCGTCCAAGTTTAAGAGTAAGAACTCTGAATGCACCTTTGGTTATTTGTGCCCTCGTCATGTCTTTGGTCTCTTTACCTTCTGCAGTGTCTTCGATTTCTTTGGTTGTTGATAACATACCAAGTGAATCTAAACAGAACATCATAGGTGGACGTTTGTCTTTAGGGGTTTCTGCATACTTATCCAGTATACTGATTGCTTGATTTCTGAACTCTTGCACTGTGACTACAGGAACTATAACGACTCTATTAGAATCAATTCCTCTATCCTCAATCATATCTCTTGATATTGCTGATTCAGATTCGAAATAGATTACCGCTGCATCCTTATTGTCTTCTAGGAATTGTTTTACCATACCTAGTGCAAAAAAGGTTTTACCTGTTGCAGATTCCCCTGCAATTGCAGTAATCTTGTTTGAAGGAAGTCCACCGTATAGTGAACCACTTAATAGTGCGTTGAAAATGTGTGAACCAGTATCAATGAACCCGTCTACATCTCCAGCTGCGACACCGTCATTAACGATACTTGCGTATTCGTTACCCGATGCTTTTACTAAATCTTTTAAAAATGACATATTAAACACTCCTCATAAATGTATACTTAAGTATACAACAAAGGGTCTTATTTGTCTAGGGGTTTTTTACTATTCTTTGGAGTTAATGACGCATCACATTTAACATGTTCTGCCATCATTGTGTGAAGGGTTTTAATCTGAACTTCTAGGTGAACAATGAAACCAAATATGATTGCAATCATTAGTATATAAAAGCAATCAATCGCAGAAACAATCATTTTAGAACCTTATCAATCTGTTCTTGTGTAACAGTCCCGTTTTCTAATAACAGTTTACGGTGTTCTAAGTGTCTTTGTTCTGTAGTATCTTTGTTCTCACCAGTGTATTCCACTGCATGGTGGTCATCTATCATTTGCTGATTGACTGATACTCTTGGAGTAGATTCAAGTAATGTTTGGTGTCCTTCTGACTCGTCCATCCAGTCTTCATCTGACCCGACAAATACAAATAGTTCTCCAAGTATTCTTCCGAACTTTCCTTTGTCATGACTAACGAGTGTGATATCACCTTCTGAAAGTAATTTCTTAAGATGTGCTTTAGCTGCTTTACCAAATAGTTTCTCCACTAAATCTCTTGTTCTAGACTCGGGGGTATCTATACCCATTAGCCTAACTCTTTGTTTTTTTAGAATTGTTGAAAATCCTAAATCAATATCTACATCAACCGTATCACCATCTACTACTTTAGTGACTGTGACATGAAATTCTGCTTGTTTGAAATTTTTAGTTCCCATAAGATTATTTATCCAAAAAAGGAGTCTAAGGACGCAACTGGTTCTACATTCCACCCGATTAGGGTGATTACCTTCTTCAGTGGTTCTATGAATGACTTGTCAAATTGCAAATCGTAATCAACATATCTATGTAAATCAAACTCTTTGGGTAATGTGTTGATGTAAGATATAACATTCTCATTCAATGGATTAGGCACTGTTAAATATGTAAATCGTATCTTATCACTATTCTTAACAACCTCATATCTCTTGTCTAAGTTCTTCTTCTTAAGTTCATTGTTGTATAGCAATGCACCTCTGACATGAATGGGTGTTCCTTTTGAATAGATTGTTGTGGTGTTAGAGTACTGTTTTAGATTGTTACATCCTCTCGGTGACGACATATCCTCTACTGGAAGGTTTCTAAAATCCTTTCTTGTATATTCTACGAAATCCCAAAGTTCCTCTTCAGTTCCGTTCATTACTGTTTTGAAGGCCTCTGTAAGTTTACCTCTAACCCATTGTGGTGTGCTGGACTTTGCAGTTTCAATACCCATCATCTTGAGTTTAGGGGTCTCGTATCTGACACCCTCGTTATCATAAACATTTAAAATGTATCTTTTCTTTGCAGTCCATATTCCACGGTCTGCAATAATCTCTCTACCCATTTCCATCTTGTTTTGGAATGCGTTAGTGTAATCTGCAAGTTCATCATAACCTTGTGCAAGAACCTGTTCTACTTTCTCTTGTCCGATAGTGTTAAGAAAGTCACAGATTTTGTTCTTGTCGGTGCCTTCAGGGAACACTTGTGACACTAGGTCATCAAAAGTGATGTAGACTGAATCGGTATCCATTGCAATCACATAATCTTTGTCTTCTGTCTTAAGAAGTTTATTCATCCATGTGTTGATAGATTTCTCTGCAGTCTTAATAATCAACTGACCCGACATAGTAATTGCTTCTGCAAGATTAGGGTCGAAGAATGCAAAGTATTGATTCGCAAGAGCGCCATAAGCAGAGTTAAGTGCAATCTTTCTTACCTGTTGATTGTTGTATGCACGTTTGATAAGTGTATCTAGTTCTCTCTTGCGTTTTGCATCCTTACATGATTCCTTTTCAATTTGATACTCAATCATCTTCTTCTTCCATGCTTTTCTTTCTTCATAGAAAGTCTCCATGAGTTCGGGAAGGAATCCTTGTTTATCTCTTGTGAACATTACTCCGTTAGGTGTAACTGTTCTATCGTTTTGTTTAAGTGGTAAAAGGTCAGCAGTACCTTCTAGCATAGATTCGATATTGACATCCATTCTCTGTCCACCCTTAATCATCTTCTCGGGTGAGATGTTGTGTTGCATAATGATGTGGGGATAGAGTGAGTTCAAGTCAAACGACATAACCCAGTTGTGTTTACCTACCAATGGTTCTTTGACATATGCACCAACAATAGAATGTTGTTTACTTCTGTCCAACTTCTGAGGGGGTGTTTGTATACCCTGTTCCTTAAGGAAGTTGTAAATAATTGTTTCCCAATACTTAACCATACCAAAGGTATCTGCAAAGTTACACTTCGCATTATAAGCCATGGTCATTGTTAGTTCTAATAGTCCCATCTTATCTTCTAAGTCTTCTACAAGTGTTACATCTTTGACATTGTATTCTAAGAATAAAGGATAGTTTTGTTTGTAAAGTGTATGAAGTGAACCATAGTCCGAGTAATCAATCTTTGCTTTACCCAACTCAATATGTGAAATATGATTAAGAGAATATGATTCTTGATTTACGAATGTATGTTTCTTGTACAGTTCCATATAGTCAAGTACATTCAACCCATGCAATGTAAACTTCATTTGCTTTTGACCGAAGTTAGACATATACTCTCTAACATCCGACATGTTCCAAGGGGATAGTTTCTTATGTTGGTCTTCACCAAACAATCTATCGATACGATTGCATAGGTAAGTGATATCAAATGTATCTACGTTCCATCCTGTAATTATATCAAAGGATTCTTTTCTCCAGTACTTGATAAACTCTGTTAGTAATTGTGCTTCGTCAACACATTCATAATACTTAACATTCTTNGGTGCATCATCCCAAGGCCCAATACCAAAAGTATGTGCATTATGTCTGAATGGTTTGATTGTGATTGCATTTACTTTCTCTTCTGCAAGTGTAGGTTCGGGAAAACCATTCTCTGACTCACACTCAATGTCAAGTGTAGCAATCTTAATAATTTTAGGGTCGTACTTTACCTCACCTTGGAACTTATCTGCAATGTATGTGTAAACATATTTGTCATATCCATGAATCTCAAAACCTTGAGTCCCTTGATATGATTCTCTGAACTTTCTTGCACCACCCATGGTGTCAAGATTGACAACCTCAAGTGACTTACCATCCAATGAACGATAAGGAGTGTCACCTTTCTTTGAAGGGACATAGTGATTTGGTCGATAGGCAACAGACATCTTGACCTGTTTACCTGCTTGATATCCTTTGACAAGGATTTTGTCTCGTGTACGAGTTACGTTTGTATAGAAGTCCATACTGTTATTATAACAGAAAGATGTCTATTCTACAAGTGTTTTTCTACTAGGAAATAGTAATTGTTGTACTGCATTCAGTTTGTCTTGTGCGTCTGCAAGTTTTCCAACTTCCACATCTAACGTCTGAACTATATCGGAATGTTCTCCGATACCTGCTGGGTTTGATTGGTATACTGAGATGTTTGCAGTGTGTACTGCAATGTCACCTTCGTATTTCTTTTCTAATGCTCTTAATAAGTCTGCCATCTACTTATTACCTGTTGCAATCTTATAGTTTGTTTCTAGGTTTGGTCTAACTTTAAACTCGGTTAAGATTTGTGATTTTGGTATTGTGAAAGTGAACTCTCTTGCAAACGGTAACCATTGTGCAAGATTAACTTCCATCTGACCATTCTCTACCGATACGATACACTGTTGTGCTTCTTCAATCAATACTTTACTATGTAGAGATGATTGAGTTACCTTCCCAATGATGATTTCACCACCGAGAAGTTTTAATGCTTTAATCTCTGTAGTTTTAAACACAAGCACGAACCTGTTCTTGTAGTTCTACTGAACGTCTACCAACTTGTCCAAACCACTTAGAGTCTTCCATTTCTACTGCAACCTTTTCCCAGTCACATGATACAACACCTTTCCACATGTTGTTGAACTTACCAAAACG